GCTGTGCCTATCATCACAACTGCTCCAAAAAGCATAGCCTCATCATTACTCATTACATTTTTTTCTTTTTAATGCCTTCAGCTCTGCGAAGGTCATGAGAATGTAGCTTTTTTCCAACAGATTTAGGAACTTCACCTGCTTTTTCAGCAACTTTAGCAGCTACTTTGCGAGTGACAATCCGACCATTAGAAAGCTCAAACTCATGCTTTGCACCTTTGGCTTCTTTTCCTGCCATCTTTTTAAGTTCATCATGGCTATAAGCTTTTGACTTAGCCACAATAACTTTGCCAGATTTTTCCTTAATTGCAGGAACTAATACTTTTAGTTTAGTTGCCATTATTTAATCCTCATTACTTTGGCCTTTCGCAAGACCTGTTCATATTGCTCTTTAGCTGCATCATCTAATTGGCGCAAAGGTAAATTTTGATAATATCGCCATTTATCCCTATACCCTTGAATTTCTGAAGGTGGAATCCAACCATTCATTCTCCATCGAATTGTAATATCTGTTCCTGATGCAGTCCATATATGCTCATTCATAATGCCTCCTTAAAATGGTGGATCATCTTCTAAAGTTGCCAAATTAGCTGTTGGCTTTTGCCCTTCAACTTTATCTTCTGGAACATTTAAGTAGGCCCAAAAAGAACCCTCTTTAAGACCTAGAAGTGGAATCATTTCAAGCTTAAGCATTAGGTCACCTTTTTTTGTTTCAGTCACTATGCCTACAGTTTGATACCTTTTTTTGCTAGTTCCATCTTGAGCTACATATTCAGAAACTGGAGCTTTTACATACCATTTGATAGCCATTTACATCCCTTTCATTAAATTTACTTCCACTTCTACTTCATCTAAAAACTTTTTAACTTCAGCTTCCATTTCAGCAATAAAAGCATCATCCCTATCAACTCGAACAATTAACAACTGGCTGCGGTCAGGCATTCTGGGATCAAAAGAAACAAAATCGCACCAATCTCTACCAGTTACAGCTAATTGAGCTTGCATCTGTATTACATATTTTGTTGGCGGTCTGTTGTATTTAAAATATTCCCAATGAGTAGGGCTATTAGGACACTTAATTTCCAAAAGCCCCCTATCAGACACAAGACCATCAGGGCTACAGCCAAACCACTTAATACTAGGATGGTCAATAAAAGCGATTTGATCCACAAAATTGCCTGATTTAACTTCATAAGCTACCCTTGCTTGAGGTTCAGTTTGAGTACCCCATTCCATAGCAGAGTTGGAGTAAGATTCTTGCATGATGCCTGTAGTGCGCTGTAAGGCTAATTCAATAAGGTAGTTCTGCCTAGATGCAGATGGCCCTGTTTTAGTCTTAGCCAATATGTCGGCTACTCTAGAAGCTGTAACCTTGCCCAAGCGCATCTGATGCCACTCTGGAGTGCCTTGCTCCACAGCTATTCTGTCTTCTGTTGTAAAGGTAGTCATACCCCTCCCAATCTAATTGCTAGTCTGATTACACCCATCAAAATGACAGATGCAATCACTAATGTTGCTATGGCTACTTTGTCGGCCCAGGTCATTCAATTATCTCCGCTTGAGCTGTTGTTCTTCCAATGGCTACTTTGTTTCCAATCACCATTTTTTCCACAGCAGCATTTAAAGATTCATGAATCATTTGAAGCGGAATTTTGCATCCAACAGGATTTGCAAGAACTACCTTAAAAGTTATTTCCCATTCTTCAAAATTTTTCATGATTGCAATGCCATTAAAGTATCTTTTTGCCTGTCTTTAAAAATTGCAATTTTTTCTACTGCAAATTTATCTTTGCTAAGAGCTTTGTATGCTGCTCCATAGATTTCTTTAAGCTCATCCATAGATTTAGTACCACTAATGGCTAAAACCCATTTGTCGGCTTCTGCGCTTAAATCAGGAATTTCTTCATCTGGCAAGTCATCTCCACTATACAAATACAAGCCAATACCAAAAAGACTGATTGTTTTGGTCAGACAGCGCATCATGGCTGTATTTACATCCATTGCATTAGGGTTAGAAATTGCTTTGTTTGTGTTGTTTAAAACAGGCATTTGGCAAGTCATGGATTTACCAAAAGCATGAACTGTGCAAAAAACCATTAAAGTTTCCGCAAAATAAACTGGTTCTCCAAAAGTCCAGGTGGCTGCTGGGTCATTTTGTAGAAGCTGGTCTACTGCCCAAGTCCAAGAAAGGTAGGTAAATTTACCTTTTCTTTCTGTATGTTCATTGACATTGATAAGTCTTAATTCATTAAAAGTTTTCATCACTTACTCCTTAATATGGGATTTTTGCTTCAGAGATCATGTCGATTTGGTCGCAAATCAACTTATCGACTAGGCCATCAAGCATTGATATTGCATGGCCTTTTATGGAATCTTCACCTTCAAGATACTTTTTAAGAATAATTAGCTGAGAAATCAGGGCCTCATCTTTATTAAACCGATTCCAAATTGCATCTTCTTTGTAATCTATTGCTGCTGGTTTTGTAGGTTTTGTAGTCATCACTTTCTCCTCAATCATTAATTTCATGTTCTGCTGTATGCATTGCATAGGTTTCCATGTAATCACAAGCCATTGCAATAATTTTGCGACCTAAAGCTTCATAATTACCTGAATCAATTACATCTTGAAGTGCTTTAGCCTGGTCAATGTCAAGCTCTCCCATCATTTCGCTAATAGCGCCTGATGTTCGATAGTCATAAGCCCCACCAACTTTCATCAATTCCCAAGCTCTAGCCTCAATTTCATCGCTGCGATCATCATAGTCATCTGGCTCATAGTAAGCATCATGTCTAGACATACCCATTTTAAAATCCTCCATATACAAACATTGCAGCAAACAAAACACCTAAAAGAACTACTCCAATCCAATCAATAATTTTGGTCATGGCTTATTCCCTTCCTGTAACTTTGAGAGTAATTACTGCTGTAGATTTGGTGTGCTGGGCCAATAGGTCAGCAGGAGCATTTAATGCTTTGTAAACAGCTTTATGGTCGATGGTGTTGCGCTGGCTCAAAGTGACACAAGCTTTAAATAGCTTGCCTTCATAGTGGCCTTCACCTTCATTTTTGATTTCATTCTTGAGCAACTCTGCCTTTGCTTCTAAATCAGCTATCTCAGCCAATAAGTAACCTAATGCATCAATTTTGTTTGTTGTAGTCATTTGTCTTTCCCTTCATCACTTGTTTAAAAAATTTACTGCATGGATAGAACTTTAACACAATAAAACACCTTGTCAATACTTTTTTTATCTTTTTTTTATTTATTTTTGTTGTTTTTAATCACAATCTTGTGATATAGTCCATTCCAAGGAGGATTTATATGAATGAATTTGATTTATTAAAGGCTGAGTTTGGGACTCTTCAAAAGCTCGCAAAGCTAATGGGTATAAGGGAAACAGCAGTTTATAACTGGAAAGCAAGAGGGCAAATCCCTATTAAAAACCTTAAGAAATTAAGGGAACTATCCCAGGGCCGATTGACCAATGAAATGCTAAGACCAGACCTATTCAAAAAGGACTAAGTGATGCACTATTACAAATTCAACATTTCTGATTGGCATTTGGCTACTAGCCATTTAAGCCTTGAGGAAGAAGCGGTTTATTTCAAGCTTATAAATTTTTATTATGACTCTGAAAAGCCTATCCCATTAGAAACCCAATCGGTTATTAGGCGGTTACGACTTGGAAACCATAAGGAAACCTTTGCTTTGGTTTTAGAGGAATTTTTTGATTTGAAGGCCGATGGTTGGCATCATGCAAGATGCGATGATGAAATTGAAAAGTATCATCACAAGGCTGAAATTAATCAAAAAGTTGGAAAATTAGGCGGTAGACCTAAGAAAATCAATGAGTTACAAGATAACCCAGAAAAAACCCAATCGGTTTCCAAAATTAACCCACAAGAAACCCTAACCACTAACCATAAACCAATAACCACTAACCATAATAAAAACATACAGCCTATCGGCTTTGATTTATTTTGGGATGCTTATGACAAAAAGGTAGGCAAACCCAATGCTCAAAAAGAGTGGTTAAAAGCCAACATTGATGAAGTTTTACTAAAGACAGTTGTTGAGCAAGCCAAGAAATATGCACAAGCAACCGACAAACAATTTCGCAAAGACCCTGAAAGATGGATTAAGTACCGAGGCTGGGAGAATGAAATCATTGTAAATACTGCCCCAAAATCTTCAGAAATGCCCCTAGGAAGCGATAAACAGATTGAGGAGGCATACAGGGTCGAATGTGGCGGTGATCCCTCCAAAGCTCGATTTAACAGTTATTTTGAAATGAAAAAATTTATCTTGGATTTTAGGGATAAGCAAAGGAAGGTGGCATGAATGAGTTGGCTCTTTTCGCAGGTGCTGGTGGAGGAATACTTGGGGGACATTTGCTCGGATGGCGAACAGTCTGTGCAGTCGAATGGGAAGCCTATCCAGCAAGCATATTGTGCGCCAGACAAAATGATGGACTTTTGCCGAGTTTCCCAATTTGGGATGATGTTCAAACCTTTGATGGAAAGCCTTGGAGAGGAATTGTTGATGTTGTATCTGGAGGATTTCCATGCCAAGACATCAGCGCAGCAGGAAAAGGGGGGGGCATCGAAGCTGAAAGAAGCGGAATGTGGAAAGAGATGGCAAGGATTATTGGCGAGGTTCGACCAAGATATGTCTTTGTGGAAAACAGTCCAATGCTCACTTCTAGAGGACTCGGAACAATACTCGGAGATTTTTCCAAGATGGGGTTCGATGCGGAATGGGGAGTTATTTCAGCAGCCAATGTCGGAGCAAATCATCAAAGAGAAAGAATCTGGATATGTGCCAAACGGAACGACATTTTTTCATACTCCTTGCACGACAGGAATAGATGGGGGAAGCAACAGCCGAAAAGCTCTCAAGAAAAGAATGTTTCCTACTCCTCAAGCATCGGACAACAGGGACAGAGGAAACATGAGCAACCCTTCAATTCAAAGAAGATTGGCGATAGGAAAACAAATTATGTTAAGTCAATCGGTACATCCGACTTCTGGTCAGTTGAACCCAATGTGGGTAGAGTGGCTAATGGGGTGGCCGCTAGGATGGACAGACTTAAAGCCATTGGAAATGGTCAAGTTCCCCTTTGTGCAGCAACAGCATGGGAATTACTTAGAAAAAGATTAGATGAATGAAGAAAAATATCGCCATCAATGCGCTGTTCGCCAACTCATCATGTATCGAAAACAATGGGGATTGGCACAGTTTAGGGAATATATGCGAAAGCATAAGCTTGATTGGCAGTTGGTAAGGGATTTTGAGGATCAATGGGTAAAAGGAAACAGGGCTGACCAATATGGAGAATGGAAATGAATTTAGATAAATTGGATGAAAATAGGGTAGAAATGGCCCTGATGAAGCTTGCTGAAACCAATGAGGATCATGCTGCATGGTCTGGACAGGTAAATTACCTTTCAGAAGGCATTAAACAGGCCAAGGCTCATGCATTTTTGTTGGCTGAGGGTACAGTAGCCGAAAGAGAAGCAAAGGCTGTAGCAAGCGATAAATATGACCAGGCTGTGCAAGCCCATACCAAAGCCTATGTTCAATTCAAAAAAATTGACAATGAAAGGCAACATGAACAGCGAATCATTGATATTTGGCGCACTTTATCTAGTAATCGCAGACAAGGTGGTATATGAGCCATTCTGGAAATTCTTATATTGAAAGAGTTTTTACTGCTAAAAGCGATGGTGAAGCTTTGTTTGAAAAATATTGCAATGTTTTTGATACTAAATTTCAAAGACTTGGTTTTGATGAAAAAAATGATAATGTGCCTAAATTTTGGAGAATAAATCCAATTCTTAGAAACCTTCCAGATTATGTAATTACCAATTCTTTTGGAAAAACTTTTGTAGTTGCAGTAAAAGGTACAGAAAATTTTAAACAAAAAGAGTTTGAATTGTTGCCTAAAATGGTGGAAGCCTTTAGTTCAGAAGAAGCCCCATTGATTTATGCTTTTTGTTTTAAAGAAAAACAAGCCCCAATTTGGGTAAAACCAAGTGAAATTATTGAGTTGTACCAAAAATCCCAAGATCAGCAATGGCATGATGGGATTATTTACAGAAATTTAAACATAAGGAATAGACATGAAAGACTTCAGCTTGCCATACTTGACCCTAAAAAAGCTCTTAGAACAGTATTATTCTGCGATGATTTTGCAGGATAAAGACAAAGCAGCTCAAATTGCCAATCAAATTGTTGAAGCATCTTTAAAGCTAGAAGATATAGCCCATGCCTACTAAAGCAGAAAAAGATTTGTATCAAAAACTAGCTAGGATTGGTTGCATATTATGTAAACAGCATGGCATAAATACAACTGATACACCTGTGGAAATGCACCATTTGAGGCGGTTTGGTGGTAAAAGAAGCCTAGCACCTGTGATTGGCCTTTGTGCCTATCATCATAGACTTGGGGACAATAGTTACCATTCCCTTGGAGCTAAGGGTTTTGAAAAATACTGGGGCATCAGTCCTGAACAACTTTTAGAAAAAACTGAGGAATTACTTAGTGAATGACCCTTTTAAAATTATTGAACCAACTGTCATAAGTTTTAGTGGTGGTCGTACAAGCGGTTATATGCTTTGGCGCATATTGCAAAGCAACAATGGATTGCCAGCAGAAGCCATTGTGACTTTTGCAAATACTGGCAAAGAAGAAGAAGCAACTCTTGAATTTGTAAGAGATTGCGAAAAAAACTGGAATGTCCCAATTACATGGCTTGAATATACTTTTGATGATCCTAAATGGAAATTGATTGATTTTGATACAGCCAGCAGAAATGGTGAGCCTTTTGAAGCTTTAATTACCAAAAAAAGCTATTTACCAAACCCAGTAACTAGATTTTGCACAGCAGAATTAAAAATTAGAACCATTCATAGATATTTAAAACATTTAGGGTGGGAACATAATGAAAATATGGATTGGGTGGGAATTAGGGCTGATGAACCTAGAAGGGCTATGAAAATGGCTAGAGAAAGAGTGCCTCTTTATACTGCTGGAATAACTTCTGGGGATGTTGGTAAATTTTGGAAAGAACAATCTTTTGACCTTGGATTGCCTAATTACAATGGCAAAACCTATCATGGAAACTGTGATTTATGTTTTTTAAAAGGTTATCCTCAAACTTTGAGCCTTATTGCTGAAAAACCTGAAAGAGCTGTTTGGTGGGCGAAGCAGGAGGCAAGAATTAAATCATCAGGTAAATATCAAGGAGATGGAGCAAGATTTAGAAAAGATAGACCTAGCTATCAACAAATGATGGATTATGCTTCAGACCAAGCCGATATGTTTGAAACAGATGAAGAAACTATTGCTTGCTTTTGTGGGGATTAAATGACTTATTACAGAAAGCGAGTTGATGAGAATCAAAAGCAAATAATTCATACTTTTATTGCTTTAGGAGCTTCTGTCCTAAATCTTTCTAGAGTTGGAGAGGGCTGCCCAGATATTTTAATTGGCTACAAAAAGCATAGTGTTCTTTGTGAAATTAAGCGAAATGACAAAGCACCTTATACCGAGAGCCAGGTAAAATTTATGCAAAATTGGCGAGGTGGAGCAATCAGCCGAATTGACTCAGTTGATGCTGCCATTCGCCTAATTAAAATGCTTGACATGGGTAATGAATAAGGCAAAATAAGCAAAGCTGCGATATTGCAGCTTCTTTTGCAAAAGGAAAATAGCAATGAAAATGGGCAAAACAACTGATCCTAATAGCACTAAAGGCATTCCAGCCAAAGGTGTTGTAGTTCCTCAAGGTGCTGGCAAGGCAGATATGTCTGGTGAGCGCATGGAAAAATCTCATCGTGGCGGTGTTGCGATGGGTAAAGAAGATGCGATTGGCTCTGACAAAGAGTTCAATACTGGTCGCACAAGCGGTGTATGTTATGAGCACAAGCGAGGCTCTTACTATGCTGAAGATCAGTATGAGCGCAAAGAGTAATACCAAAAAAGCGAAAACCCTGATAGTCGTGCGCTAACAGGGCTTTCTAACCAACCTAGTAATCGGAGAACTAGATGGCTAATAAAGAGCATAAAGACACTTGCAATTTGTGTCGATTTTTTTCTTTTGGAGATCGAATGGGTATTTGCAATAGATACCCTCAATCTGTCAATAAATCCAATTTGGATTGGTGTGGGGAGTGGCAACCCTTGAAAAACCATGTAATTGAAGCCATTACTTCTGGATTAACTGTTACTTTTGTTGAAGAACAACCTAAAAAGAAACCAGGAAGGCCTAAAAAATCATGAAACTCAAGCCCTTAGCAGACAAAATTGTAGTAAAACCTGATGTTCGAGAGCTGTCATCGGTTATTTTTGTTGAAAACAAAGAAGTAGAAAACATGGGTACTGTAGTCGCAGTAGGCCCAGGCAAGAAATTATCAGGTGGTCGCAGAGAAGATATGCCTATTGAAGTAGGTGCTCGCATCCGCTTTGGCACTATGAATGATGACCGAGGCGAGGAATACCTTAAATACTTCCCTTATTATGAAGATGGCATTAAATATTTAGTCATGAGCTGGCAAGATGTTTGCTTTGAGGAAGCTCAAAATGCTTAAATGGCTTAAAAAAGCATGGCCTTGGAAATCTAAGTCTATGACTGCTGAAGAATTAATCCAATCATGGGCTAATTTTCAGAAAGAACCAGCAAAAGCAAGAGAAGCAAGATTAGAAGCATTATTAGCAGAAGATAAACCTCGCAAACCAGCCTTAAAAAAGGCTACAACTAGGAGCAAAAAAGTGGCTACTAAACCTGGGCTTTATGCCAATATCCATGCAAAACAAAAAAGAATTGAAAAAGAAAAGGCTGAGGGTAAACCAGTAGAGAAGATGCGAAAGCCTGGAAGTAAAGGCGCACCTACTGCCAAAGCCTTTGAACAATCAGCTAAAACTGCAAAGAAAAAATAATCATGGCTACTAAAAAACATGACAAGCCTATCCCTCATAAGACTACAGGCAAGGGAAAGACTTACAACCCTACTGAAAAAGGCGCAGGAATGACAGCTAAAGGTAGAGCTGAATACAATGCCAAAAATGGCAGTAATTTAAAAGCCCCTGCTCCAAATCCTAAGACTGAAAAGGATAAAGGCAGAAAAGCCTCTTTTTGTGCAAGGATGGAAGGTGTAGTAAAGAAAGCTAAAGGCCCAGCAGAAAGAGCCAAAGCATCCCTAAAAAACTGGAATTGTTAAGGAAAAATCATGCCACTTAAAAAATCAGCATCCCCTAAAGCATTTAAAGAAAACATCAAAACTGAAGTAAAAGCAGGAAAACCTGTAAAACAGGCAGTTGCCATAAGCTATGCAGTCAAAAAAGAGGCAACAAAAGCAAAATCTAAGAAAAAATGAATAAAAAGCATAAGTTTTCCAATAATGGAACATTGAGTGCTGCTAAAAAGCATAATCAATTAGTCTATGATGCTCGGAAAAAGTATGGATTGTCATTAGATGAAGTCAAATATTTAAGAAATCAGCCTTGTGAAATTTGCGGTATAAAAGCTAA